CGAGGTTGCTGATACGCTTGGCATATCTCAGCAGGCAGTCAGTCTTTGGCGCAGTAAGGGAGGTGCTATACCAGCACTAAGGCAGTATCAGATCAAAGAGAAGATCGATGCTATTTAAGTATGAGGTCTGGGAGGATGGAGATCTATTATTTAGATTCTATGATAAAGATAACGCAGTTCAGTTTATGACCTGTAGACCAAACACCAGACTGGTAAAAATAAAACCACCGACATTCCAGAACTTACTGGATAAGGTTGGTGAAGCATTATTTTAGGAGATCAAATGCAATTCTATCAACACCATATTGGCGACTTTAAAAAGGACACCAGTTTTCTAGACCACAAAGCGAGATCACAATATCTCGAATTGATGTGGTTATATTACGACCAAGAAAAACCACTGCCAGATGATATTCCATTACTGGCAATGAAAGTCCAAGCGACTGAAAAAGAAATTAGTTTGTTGCTTAGTTTATTTTTTACTAAGATCGAGGATGAGTGGCATCACTATAGGATCGATGAAGAACTACAGGCAGTTTATCGTAAATCTGAGTCAGCAAGGAAGAGTGCAGAAGCAAGGTGGAATAAGGGTTCTATGCGAACGCAATCCGAACGCAATGCGAATGGTATGCTACCCATTACCCATAACCCATTACCCAATACCCATAATAATATATTGGTCGAATACTCAGATAACTTTGAAGAGTTCTGGAAGTCATATCCAAACAAAGTAAAAAAAGAATATTGCTGGAAGATCTGGAAGAAGCAACAACTGGATAATAAACTTGATGTGGTTATGAAGCATTTAAATGTTTATAAGAACTGTAAGAAATGGAAGGATGGATATATCGAGCATCCATCTACTTATCTTAACCAGAAGGTGTATCTAGATCCTGTAGAAGCACCAAGAGAGAGGAAGGTTATATGATTACCTATGATCGAATGCTATGCATATTAGATGATTGGATTAAATGGATGAGACGTGACAACGACCAACTGGGTTATCCAAAGAAGTCGTTGATGTTTTCTAGTGGTGGATCTGTTAACTCTGAAGCGTTTGATGAGATGTGTGATGCTGTAGACGAAAAGAACTGTGAGATCATGAACTCGATTATTAACGATCTGGATAGAGGTGAGCGTGAAGCAATATTTTATCGGTTATTTAAACAGCAACCTAAACCCTTTTATTACGAATTAAAGTTAACTTTAGCGTATACAAATATATTAAAAAAACTTGAAGAAAAAAACGTTATATAGTAATCAAACGGTTTTTAAATTGATATAATTAGTGGGTAGGAAAGTTGCGTCCAATTTTTCTACTCTTTGATAGAATTATAATTCGATCAATGATCTCCTCCCTCAAAGGCAAGGTTTAACGACTTTGCCTTTTTTATTTTATAAAGGAACTTATCATGGCAGGTAAATGCAAAAGTAAAGGTCGTAAAGGTTACGGCAAAAAGGGTAAGTAATGGCAATCACAGAACACAATGTAGACTCGATGATTAAATACTTTAAAAAGAAGTTAAAGGTTAATCGTCCAGCAACCGATAAGAAAAAGAAAAAGAAGAAATAATATGTTACTACTACCAATTCAAATGTATGGTCAACAACAAGGTTATGGCACTGCCGACTCGAATAAGATCTTATCTGAGTTTGGTAAGTCAGCATATAAGATGATGATGGATTCAAAGAATTCCAATTTTGGTGGCAAAAATGTTTTAGATAGTTCAGTAGGGTTAAATCCATCAAATAGAGATCTTGAAATGCTACAAGGTCGATCATCAGGATCTGGCGCAGATGCTTTTGAGTCTAACCCATATGGATTTGATTTAGACCCTAGTGGTCAGTTTTATATTGATTCTGCTGGTAATCCAATAGACAGAGATACATATAACTATTTATGGCAAGATTATCAAAATCAGCAAAGAGAAGCATTAGAACAAGTTAATCCAGATAACTACAATATCGGTGGAATATTAGATTATTTACAGTTTTACAAGCGATAGAGTCAGTTCACTTTTAATTAGGAAAATCAATAAGTTATGAGACCTACGATAGCAAATGCAAATATCTTACGGTTTCGTAATCAAATACGTCCAGAAGGTGTTGCAAACGTTGCTGGATTGTTAGAACCAATCGTATCGCAGGTAAAGAAATCATTAAATAATGCAACATCAGTTTCACCTAGTGGATCTAATGTTGTAGAAACTCCAGAGTATTATAGAAACTTACCATCAACTAATATTAATGTTGGTGATTTCTTAGTAGGCAATGCAGACAGAGCATTATTAGACATTAGTCAATACAGACCACCAAACCCAGAAGACTTTCTTGATCTTGGATTGCTTGGTGCTGATGCATTCTTTCCAGCAAGAGGTGCAGTTAAGTTAACAGGTAAAGCATTAACATCACCATTTGCTAAAGACATTTATGCAAACGTTCCTAATGCAGTAAACAGATTAAACCAAAGATTTACTGGTGTTGATTTACAACCAGAGATCATGATGGGAGAAAAATCTGCATTATGGAATAAACGTGGTGGAGATGTTGATAGATTTTTGGAAATGGAAAAAGAAGGTTTCCAATCTTCGAGCAATCCAGAAGCACCTTATACAAAAACTCAAGCATGGCAACAAACAGGAACTGGAAGACAACCTTTTGATAAAAAACTAAGGCAAGAGTTAGACGACAGTCAATCATTTTTAGACATGGATAAAATTCCTAAGTTTAATGATGACCAAATGGCAAGATATAAAGCATATAAAATGGGTTACGATGATAGATCATTGTTACCTTTTGATTTAAAGAAAGTTCCAAAAGAACAATATAAAAACCACGTTAACATGAGAATGTTAAAAGGACTTGCTGATCAAAATGCAATTCCTTTAAAAGATGCATTTTATTACAAAGATTTATACGAAGCATATCCACAGTTAAATGCTGAAACCAAGATTACTTCATTGCCAATGATTGGCGAAAGAAAAACTGGTGGATTTTTTGATCATACAACTAACACAGTTTACATAAACACAAATACTTTAAAGTCAGTTGATCCTAAAGATATTGTTTTACATGAGTTACAGCATAAAGTTCAAAACATAGAAGGTTTTGATATTGGTGCTAACAGCACACTATCTTATGGAGATGTTTTAAAACGTGTAAAAGAAGTTAAATCAAAAGCAACAATGGGAATGTATGGAGAAAATACAGATAAAGTTACATCTATTGTTGATGATATTTATGATAAGTTTACAGACCAAGCAAAAGGTGATTTTTACACCAAACTGCCTAATCCATATTGGACTAAATCTGGAGAAATAGAAGCAAGGACTGTTGGCAAAAGAAGAGATTTGTCTGCTGATGAAAGAAGGCAAATATATCCTTATAGATTTAACAGGCAAATGGAATTAAATAACCCAAACCAAAATATGCAAATGGATGTTCCTATTAATTATGGTTGGTCTTCAGCAGATACTGGTATGTTTAATCCAGTAAAGTCAGACAGTTATATTAGATCTACACCAAAGAAACCAGATCCTAGAGTTGGAACTCGATACACAAAAGAATATGTAGGTGACTTAGTAACACCTAAAAATATTACAGGTAAAGAGTTAGAAGGATCAACAATTATAACCAAACCTAGTGATGCAACTAGTCGAGGTGACAAGATTACATCAATCTCTGATGAGTTCTTTGAGCAACAACCTCCAACAACTGAAGGTGGTTTTGACTTTGCACGTAGTAAAAAGAATATTAAACAGGGTAAGTATTACGGTTCTGGTCGTGAGCAAGTAGATGTTGATACCAGAAGAATGATCCAAGCGTTTAGAGAAAACAAAGCACAAGGTGGAACTGGTCGAATGATGTTTACTCCATCAACGATGGGTAGTTATAGTGAGTCATTCTCTACAATGCCATTTGAGAACTTAATGCCAATACTTGCTAAAGCAAAACCAGAAGCAATTGCAAAAGTTAATAATGAAATAAGACAGATCTATCCTGAGTTCTCTGGATTAAATACACCAGCAGGAACTACCGAGATATTAAATCATGGTAACTTGCGTAAACTTGCAATGGAAAGATTAAGAACTAAATCTGCACAAGAGAATCTTGGTTACAACGCAGAAGATCTTTACAACGCAGTTCGATCTGATCGTTTAGTTGGTGTTGGTAAAAACATGATTGGTGATACGTTGGTAGAGATGGATACTGCATTACTACAACGTGCTGATGATATGTTAAACGATGCTAAGATCACTGACCTAAGTCAGTCTAAAGAAGCAAGAAAAGCAAGATCACCAGAACAAAATAAAGTTTTAGATGAAGTCTACGCAATGTTTAGAAAAGACATGGGAGACAATCATAGAACTTATAAAGTTGCTAACACTGGTGCTACTGAAAATAGATTTACTTTAGATATGAATGCACCATTGATTGAAGTTGCTGGTGATGACATGATTAATGACATTATGAGAGGTAAAGTAGATTACTCTATCGATCCTAATAAAGTTTATAGTAATAAAGTTACACCAGATGAAGCACAGAATATTATTCACACTGGACATAAAAACGTAGGATTATTTATTGATCCTGCTAGAGCAAAAAGAATTGATCGATTAAAAAAATCTGGTCAGTTCGATAGCAAGGTAATAAGTATCTTTGATGATTTTATAAAATAAAAGGAAAGATAATGGCAAGACGTGGATTGTATGCAAACATTAATGCTCGTAAGAAAAAAGGCATTAGTCGTAGCAAGAAGAACTCCACTATATCTAAAGAAGCATATGCCAATATGAAGTCTGGATTTAAAAAGAAAACTAAAAAGAAAAAATAATACATGGAAGAGTTAACACCATGTAACGGTGTATGCCGTATGCAAAAAGCAGAAGACGAAATAAGATGCACGTCTTGTTTTAGAACTTTCTCCGATATTGAGCAGTGGTTTTACATGACTAATGAAACACGTCAAGAACGAATGAACCAACTCAAACGAGAAAAACATCAATATAATAGGAAAAAGTAATGACCCATTTTGGAGTTACACATGGCAGAACGATTAAGAAAAAAACATCAAGAAGAAGTTAGAACAAAGATCCAAGTATCACAACTGATTAACGTATTACACGATCACGCTTTTGGAACTATCGAGGAAATGAAACCAACTCGAATGAAAGCAATCGAGATACTGTTGAGAAAAGCATTGCCTGATCTCTCAGCAACTGAGATCTCTGGTGATGGAGATGCACCGATTGGCATCAAGGTGATTACTGGAATAGATAATGACTGATCTAGTATTAGAAGAAGAGTTTATCGAAGAGGATGATGGTTGGGAAACAACTGATCTAGGTTATAGACCTAGAGAACCTCAAAAAGAAATACATAATGCAGTAAAGAACCATCGGTTTAGCGTGGTGGTTGCTCATCGTAGGATGGGTAAAACTGTATCAGCGTGTATGCAATTGATTAACTCAGCACTATTGTGCGACAAACCTAACCCTAGATTTGGTTATATAGCACCTACGTATTCTCAGGCAAAGAGAGTAGCGTGGCAGTATATTGTTGATTACACAAGACCACTTGGCGCTAAAGCAAACATTGCAGAATTAAGAGTAGATTTTTTAGATGGACGAAGAATTAGTTTATACGGTGCTGATAATCCTGATAGTTTACGTGGGATATATCTGGACGGAGTGGTAATCGATGAGATCGCTGACGTATCTCCAGCATTATTTAGTGAAGTAATTAGACCAGCACTAGCAGATCGACTAGGTTGGTGTATGTTTATTGGAACACCAAAAGGAACTAACCACTTTAAAACTTTACGTGATCGTGCTGATCAAGGTATCGATAACTGGAGGTTGTTAGAGTTTAAAGCAAGTCAAACAAACCTATTAGAAAAGTCTGAATTAGAGTCAGCACTTCGAGAGATGGGTGAAGAAAAGTATATGCAGGAGTTTGAATGTTCATTTCATGCTCCAGTTGAAGGTGCATATTACGGTAAACAGATTAACGAATTAGAACTACTGAATCGTTTTGTAGATATTCCATACGATGATGTAGCAAGAACATTTACTGCGTGGGATTTAGGTGTTGGTGATAGCACAGCAATCTGGGTAGCACAGTTAGTAAACAAAGAAGTAAGACTGATCGACTACATGGAAAATCATGGAGAAGGTCTAGGACATTATGTGACATGGATAAGAGATCGTGGTTATGAGAATGCCACACACTTATTACCGCATGATGTTGAAGTAAGAGAATTAGGCACTGGCAGGTCAAGAAAAGAAATGCTTGATGATGCTGGTTTAACAATACAGGTAGTTCCAAAACTTACAATTGATGATGGTATTCAGTCAGTTCGTAGGTTATTACCACGTTGTTGGTTTGATCCTAAAACACGAGATGGGATCAATGCATTACGCAACTATAGACGTGAATACAATGAGAAACGTGATGTCTTTTTTGACAAACCGTTACATGATTGGTCATCTCATGCATCAGATGCATTTAGATATTTAGCAGTAGGTATCGATGAAGGCACTGAGGGTTGGGATAAACCATTAGATATTAATAACACATGGATCGTTTAAATGGCAGATGAAAATAAATTAAAGAGTATTCTGGATGCTGAAATTGATGATGCGATTGGTTTCTTAGAAACTGAGACGACTGACGAAAGACAACAGGCACTTGAATACTATCTACGTGAACCATACGGTAACGAGGTAGAAGGTAAGTCTCAAATTGTTACTGGTGAGGTTGCAGAAGCAGTTGACGGTGTATTACCACAACTAATGAAAATATTTTCCGCATCTGACGACTTTGTAGAGTTTGCTCCAGTCAATGAAGGTGATGAAGAAAAAGCAGAGCAAGCAACCTTATACGTTAACCACATTATCAATAAAGATAACAAAGGTTTTGAAATATTTCATAACTGGTTTAAAGATGCATTGCTACAAAAAGTTGGTGTAGTAAAAGCATACTGGGACGAAAAGATTGATGTCACTGTAGAGAAATACGAAAACCTATCAGACGATGAAGTCATTATGGTTTTAGAGTCTGGTGATATGGAAATTGTGTCACAAGAAGTAATTGAACGTGAAGTTGAATATGCTGGCATGATGCAAAAAGAACAAGTAACAAACTTAAAAGTTAAAAAGTTTAAAGACAAAGGTAAAGTGGTCGTAGAAAACGTGCCACCAGAAGAGTTCTTAATATCTAAACGTGCTAGATCTATTGAAGATGCACCATTCGTTGCACATCGAAGAATGGTTACTCGTAGTGAGTTAACAGCAATGGGTTACGATGCAGATACAATTGATGCATTAGGCAGTGGTGATACATTAGAATTCTCACCTGAAAGAATTGCAAGACATACTCGTGGTGAAATGCCATACGATAACGAGTCTGGTGATGAGACTATGGAAATCGTAGAGTATTACGAATGTTATATTAAGACAGATTACGATGAAGACGGAATTGCAGAACTAAGACGTATTTGCTACGCAGGCAATCAGATCTTACATAACGAAGAATGTGACTACGTGCCATTCCATAGCGTATGTCCAATTCCAATTCCTCATAAATTTTACGGTCAGTCATTAGCAGATCGTGCAATGGACTTGCAGTTAATTAAGTCTACTATCACTAGACAAATGCTAGACAACTTATATCTCACTAACAACTATCGAGTTGGTGCAGTTGAAGGTCAAGTAAACTTAGACGACTTACTAACATCTACTGCTGGTGGTGTGGTTCGCATGAAGAACCCAAATGCTATCGTGCCACTTGCAGTGCAAAGTAATGCTCAACAATCATTCCCAATGCTTGAATACTTAGACCAAGTGCAAGCAAAAAGAACTGGTTTAACAGAAGCATCACAAGGTTTAGATGCAAACATTTTACAAAACGTAACAGCAACTGCAATTTCTGCAATGACAAATGCTGGTCAAGGTAAGATTGAATTGATTGCTCGTATCTTTGCTGATACTGGTGTCTCATCTTTATTTAGAGGTATCTTACAACTCGTATGTAAATACCAACAAAAAGAACGCATCATTAGAATCAATAATAAATACGTTCCGTTTGATCCTCGTGAGTGGAGCAACCTATATGACGTAACAGTCAACGTTGGTTTAGGAACTGGATCTAAACAAGAACAATTAGCAGTGATGCAAATGATCTTACAAAAACAAGAGCAAATTATTCAACAGTATGGACTAGCAAATCCTTTAGTTAATCTTAAACACTATAGAGATACTCTTGCTAAGTTTGTGCAAATGGCAGGATTTAAGGATGACAGTCAGTTCTTAAATGAAATTACTGATGAGCAATCACAAATGCTAGCGCAACAAGCACAGCAAGCAGGTAAAGAAGATCCAATTACTCAGCAAACACAAATACTTGCTCAAGTTGAACGTGAAAAAGCACAATTAAAAGCACAGTCTGACCAAGCAAAACTACAGTTAGATCGTGAGCAAATGGAACTCGAAGCACAAAAAGATGCGCTAGAGTTAAAACAACAAGAAGTAAAACAAACAACTGAGTTAGCGTTAAAAGAATTGCAAATTAAATTAGATGCAATGAGTAAAAACAAAAATGCTGATACACAAAGCACTAAAGTTATTATGGAAGCGTTAGAAAAAATAAGTAACATTGCTAATAGAGGTATGCGATAATGGCATTTTATCAAAATACGCCATTTGGTCCACAGTATTATCAACCATCTGGTCCATTTTATGAGTCAACACCTCCAAGTGCATCTTATAGTCCTATATTTGGATGGAGTGGTGGATGGCAATTTGCTGGAGGAGGAGGAGGATATACTCCACCTAACACAACACCAGTTGCATCTAATATTGTATCTGGTTATGGATTACAAGATGTTGGTGAAGGAATGTATTACTATCCAACTGCTGATAAATATTTTTCTGGTGAAAAGTTTTATACAAAATCTGGAAATCAATATTCACCTTATGAAGAAGATATTAAAGGATTTAATAGAGCAGGTGAGACTGGCATTTATTCACCATCTCAAGCATATTTGTCTACATTAAATAGAACACCATTTCAGCAATATGCAACACAACAAGCACCGTTGCAATCTATGGGATATAACCCAGCATTGGGATTATCACAAGGAACAGGATTATATCAACCAGCAAGCACAGGATTATATCAACCAGCAATCGGTAACTTATTATCTTCTCCAACATCTATGTCAACACCAACAGGCAACTATGGTGCAGGAAGATTTCTTGGAGGAACGGACGGACTGCTAGGATCAATGCCATTAAATTTTGGATTGCCTAGTGGTGAATCAGACAATGGATAAACAACAAATAATAAAAAATATTTTAATGACACCTGAGTTTCAAGAGGTAGTTAAAGAACTTAGAGATAACCAATTAAACAGAATTATCTACTCTAGCGAGGATGATGCAAAAGTCAGAGAGCAAGCATATCTTCGTGTTAAGACGATAGACGAACTCATGAACTATCTAGAATCTATTGCTAAAGATAGCGAGATAAAAGATAAATCATGGAAGATATTATAGACTTTTCTATAATGGCAACCCTTGCCAAAAGGGAACATTAAGGAAATACAATGAGTGAAGAAACCATGACTCCTGAACAAGGAAGTGGAGATCTAACTGTAAGAGGTGCAGTCTCAGCATTTGAAGGCATCTTATCAGCAGGCGAGGACTCTCCAGAGCAACCAGAAACTGTTGACCAAGAGGTTGAAGAATCTGTAGAAGAGGAAGTATCAGAAGGTGAAGAGGAAGTTGTAACTGAAGATACTGAATCCCAAGAAGAAGTTGATTTTAGTGAAGATGAACCTGAAGAAGAATCTTACGAGGATGTTGCTACTTATAAAGTAAAAGCATCTGGTGAAGAAAAAGAGGTTACCATTGATGAACTAATAAAAAACTATCAACTTGGTGCAGACTATACGAAAAAGACTCAAGAGATTGCTGAGCAACGCAAAGCGATTGAAGAAGGTATGAGAGAAGTTCAAGAGTCTAAACAAGTTAGAGACTTATATTCACAAAGACTGCAAGCAGTGGAAGAGTTTTTGCAAAAGCAAGTAACAGATGCAACTCCACAAGATCTTGCAGAGTTGAAGGAAAATGACCCAGTAGGATATGCAGTTAAAATTGCAGAAATTACAGAAAAGAAAGAAAATCTAAGTGCTGTTCAACAGGAACGTGCCAAGATTGCTCAACAGCAACAACTTGATCAAAAACGTTTCTTACAACAAAAAGTAGTTGAAGAAGCACAAAAACTTTCACAAATCCTACCAGAGTTTTCAGACCCAAATAAGGGCGAACAACTCAGAAATGAGATTCGTGCCTATGGAAAAAGCGTAGGTTTTACAGATGCAGAGATGAGTAATGTCATCGATCATCGTCACGTATTAATGCTACGTAAAGCACAATTATATGATCAGTTACAAAAGAATAAACCTAATGTAACCAAAAAGGTAAACAGCGCACCTAAAATGGTGAAGTCTGGCAATAAGGTTGATCCAAGTAATCGTGATGTGCGAAAAAGAAACATGGCGAAATTAAAGCAATCTGGAAAAGTCAGAGATGCTGTCGCCTTATTTGAAAACTTTATTTAATTAAGGAAGTGAAAACATGGCAACATATCAAACCCATCAGGCAGTAGGTCAGAGAGAAGACCTAACTGATGTAATTTATAACATCTCTCCAACTGAAACACCATTTATGTCTACAGTTGCTAAATCTAAGGCAACTGGTGTTTATCATGAATGGCAAAAAGACTCTCTTGCTTCTGCTGATATAACTAACGCAGTAGTCGAGGGTGCTGATGCTTCAGATGCAACACTTACTCCAACAGTTCGTGTTGGTAACTACACTCAGATTTCACAAAAAACTATCAAAGTTGCTGGCACACTAGAGTCAGTTGATAAAGCAGGTAGAAAATCTGAAAAAGCATATCAATTAAGTAAAGCATCTGCTGAACTTAAACGAGATATGGAAAAAATCTTGTTATCAAACAAAACAGCAAGTGCAGGTTCATCATCTACAGCAAGAACTTTAGGTGGTTTACAAGCATGGTTAAACTCTAATGCTTCTTTAGGCACATCAGGAACTGCTGGTAATAACGGCACAACTGCTCGTGTTTCTGGAACAGATAGAACATTTACAGAAGCAATCTTAAAAGCAAACGTAAAATCAGTTTATGAAGCAGGTGGCGATCCATCAATCTTAATGGTGACACCAAGTGCTAAACAAACAGTATCTACATTTGCTGGTATTGCTGGTCAACGTTACATGGCACCGTCTAATAGTGCAACAACTATTATTGGTTCTGCTGACGTTTACTTATCAGATTTCGGCACATTGAATGTTGTTCCTAACAGATTCATGACTGCTGACGTTGCTGGTAACGTAGGCACAGGTGGTGCTGGTCAAGACGATGGTGAAGTGGCATTTGTTCTTGATCCAGAATATGCATCAGTTGCATATTTACGTCCTTTCGCTACAAACGAATTAGCGAAAACTGGCGACAGTGAGAAAACACAACTTTTAGTTGAATACACACTAGAAGTTAAAAACGAATCAGCACATGGCATTATTGCTGACATCGCTGAGTAATATGGATAACTCCCCTCTTCGGAGGGGATTACCCTTTTAGGATTGTTATGGCAAAAATTATTTCAAAAGATAACATAAGAACACAAACAGCACACAATGCAGATAACGGAGACATTGTGATTGCAACAACTCAAGATGTAACAGACATCGTTGAGCAAAACAAAAAAGAATATAACCAATCATCAACCACTTGGGGTGGAGATATATTTGATAATAAAATTGCATCAATCCCATTAACAGTAATAGATGATTTAAATAAAGCAGGCATCATGCGTGGATTTGCAGTGGTAGATCAAAAGAAATTTAAAGCATGGTTAAATAACCCAGACAACAGGTTCTTTAGAACAAAACAAGGTAGAGTATAATGGCATTTAGTTCTTATTCTGATTTAAAAACTGAGATAGCAAATTATCTTGGTCGTGATGATTTAACATCACAAATACCTACATTTATTCGTTTGTCAGAAGATAGATTACGTAGAGAGTTACGAATAAGACAAATGTTGAAACATTCAACTGCAACTACAACTGCTGGTGATTCAACTGTAGGTTTACCAAGCGATTTTCTCGCAATGAAAGAAATGTATTTAAATACAACTCCTGTATCAACAATGACATTTCAAACTCCCAGTGCATTTTTTGCTAACGCTAGAGTGACTGATTCTGGCAAACCTGTAAATTACACTATGATAGGTGCTGAATTTCAGTTTGCACCAGTTCCTGACACAGCATACACACTTAATATGATCTACTACTATAAACCTGATTATTTAAGTGACTCGAACACATCTAATTTATTCTTAGCAAACTGTCCTGATTTATTACTATATGGATCACTTGCTGAAGCAGAACCATATCTAATGAATGACGAAAGAATAAATACTTGGGCATCTTTATATCAAAGAGGTCTAGAAGCATTACGAACAAGTGATGATGATAGTGAATATCCATCATCACCATTAACGATAACTTTATCTTCAAAGGGGTAATACTATGGCAGAAATGTCTAATTTTTTAGAAAACGAACTGTATGACCATGTGTTAAGAAACGCATCATACACTTCACCATCAAACATTTATGTATCATTACACACAGCAGACCCAACAGATGCAGGAACAGGCACAGAGGTATCAGGTGGTTCTTATGCTAGAACAGCAGTCACTATGGGTGCGCCTACCAATGGTTCAGGCACTAACTCTGCTGATGTTCAATTCCCACAAGCAACTGCTGACTGGGGAACAGTAACTCACATTGGTATTTGGGATGCTTCTACATCAGGAAATATGCTATTCCACACACCATTGGATACAAGTAAAAACATTACAACAGGCGATGTATTTAAAATTGCTAGTGGTTCACTAACTGTTACATTTGCTTAATCATGCCTGCTGATGTTTGTGGTTTTACTACCTTAGAGTCATTAGATGCTTTAGGTAGCATAGACGATTTAACATTGTCATTAGATGATGGTGCTTACGCTACTGCGTGTTTACATTATGGTGACGGAACAATTACCAATGATGGTGTTGTTGTTGCTTCACCTACAGTAACCATATCATTTAGTGGAACAATCACAGGTAATGCTGATGCAAGTGCTAGTGCAGGATTAATTGTTACTAGAACTGCTGATATAGATACATCTGCTAGTGCAAGTGCATATCCTACTAAAATTATATTCTTTAGTGGTGATATTACTTGTGATGCAAGTGTGCAAGCACTAGGTGGTGGTCAATGGACTGGATACGCATTTATGGGTGCGCAAGCAAACTTATATGTCTATCCAAATGCGATATTTGAATTTACAGGAACAATTTCAAGTAGAGCAGATATGAGTGCAGACTTATACATCTACGGACAAGAATGGACTCCTGTATCTACAGGTAGTGAAACATGGACACAAATAGGATAAACGAGGTAAATTATGGCAAAAACTAAAATTTCAGAATATGATTCAACCGCTAGTGCGAATACTGATATAGACAGTATTAATATTGACGAGGGTTGCGCTCCTAGTGGTATAAACAATGCTATTCGTGAGGTAATGGCACATCTAAAAGACTTCCAAGCAGGTCTATCAGGTGATACATTACCAATCGCATCAGGCGGAACAGGTTCTACTACAGCAGGTGGTGCAAGAACTGCATTAGGTGCAGGAACAACAGGTGCATCAGTATTCCAAGCATCAACAGTAGCAGATGCTCAACAAGCAATGGATGTTGAAGTTGGTGTAGATGTTCAAGCATACGATGCAGACACATTAGTGGGTGATACAGCAAAAACACTTACTGCTCCATTTAGAGGAACAGTAACTACAGACAACGATTTATCATTCGATCAAGATGTAACTAATAACTTCTCATGCACACCAAGTTCAGGTGGAACATTAACCTTTACTAACCACACAGCAGGTCAGTCAGGTTATGTGTTATTAGATAATAGTGCAGGTGTTGCTATTACTGCTCATGCTACAACCAAAATTACTGCAACTGATTTAACAACTATCTCAACAGCAGGTGTATACTTAATATCTTACTTTGATAACGGAACAAACGCATATTGCACAGTTAGTGCATCTTATGCTTAATACGGAGATTTACCTTGAGTCTATTACAAAACAGTAATGCCATATCTACAGGTGGTGGTTATAACCTAGAATCTAGTCTACGCTTTCGTGGTGGTCAAAACTTAACAAGAACACCGTCAAGTGCAGGTAATCGTAGAACATATACATATAGTTTATGGTTAAAAAGAGGAGCAATAGGAACTTCACCATATGTGTTTGAGCAATATTATGACGCTAATACAAGAAGTATTTTATATTTTAATGCGTCATCTTCTGAAGCATTAAATGTATTTACAAGAATTGGTGGAACAAATTATCAAGTTCAAACTTCTGCTTCTTATAGAGACTCATCATCATGGTATCACATTGTTGTTGCTATAGATACAACTCAAGCAACTTCTTCAAATCGAGTAAAAATATGGGTTAATGGTGAGCAAGTTACATCATTTTCTGCAACAGGATATCCTCCACAAAACAGCGATACTGCTATTAATTCTACTGGAACATTTTACATTGGTAGTTCTTATGCTTCAAGTAGTTATTTTGACGGATACATAACAGAATTTAATCTCGTAGACGGACAAGCACTTACTGCTGACGACTTCGGTGAAACAGATTCTACAACTGGTGTATGGAAACCTAAAGAATACGCAGGCACATACGGCACTAATGGTTTCTATCTACCTATGAAAGAAACACAACAAGCAACTGGATTTAATACAGTGTTGTGGCAAGGTAATGGTGCTCAAACAACAAGCATAGATAATGTAGGATTCTCACCTGATTTGGTGTGGATTAAATTAAGAGATACCACTACACAGGTTGCTCAAGTGTATGATTCTGTGCGTGGAGCAGGAGCAGGAAAAGGATTGTCTACAGCAGAAACTTATGCTGAAGGCACTATGAATGGTGGATATACTGATAGTGCTTATGGTTATATTTCATCATTAGATTCTAATGGATTTAGTTTAAATGATGGAACAACTGCAACCACAGGTGGATGGGTAAACTACGCAGGAAGAAATTATGTAGCATGGTGTTGGGATGCAGGTTCATCTACAGTCTCTAATACAGATGGTTCTATTACTTCTAGTGTTCGTGCTAATCCTGCTACTGGATTCTCTGTTGTTACTTATACTGCTAATGGAACAGCAGGTGCTACTGTAGGACATGGACTTGGTGTTGCTCCAAGCATGATAATTATCAAAGACAGAAGTGCTACTTTTGATTGGTCAGTTTATCATAGTGGAATAGGCAATACTAAATACATATTCTTAAACAGAACAGATGCTTCCGCAACATCTGCAACATTTTGGAATAACACATCTCCAACAAATAATGTCTTTACACTAGGTTCTACTGGTTTTGTAAATAATAGTGGAAGCAATCTTGTCGCCTACTGTTTCTCTGAAGTAGCAGGTTTCTCTAAATTTGGTTCATATACTGGTAATGGTTCAACATCTGGACCAACAGTCACCACTGGATTCAGACCTGCATTTGTGTTGATTAAAAACACAACAACAGCACAAGATTGGTTAATATATGATGATGCTAGAACTCCAAACAATACAAGAAATAAGTTTTTAAAACCTAACAGCAGTGGTGCAGAAGTAACAGCAAGCACTTCTGTTATAGATTTTACAGATACTGGGTTTGAAATTAAAGGGTCTTCTGTTGCTATTAATGAGAATGGTAGCAATCATATCTACATGGCATTTGCTGATACTCGTGATGCACAGTTTAACTTTGATGCAAGTGGTAACAAGAACAACTGGACTGCTAACAACATCAACAGTAACGCATCATCTGAAACTACCTATGACATCATGAACGATGTTGCTACATTAACAGATGAGGATACTGCTAACTTTGCTACATTGAATCCATTATATGCAGGTATTAATGGATTGAGTGCAAGTAATCTAACATTTACACCTAGTGGATGGATGCACATACCAAGCACAATAGAATTACCAACAGACTCAACTACTGGTATATATTGGGAAGAAGACTTAACTGTTGCATTTGCTGCTAACTATCATGCAAGTGGTGTTACAAATGGTAAGCATACTGCATCAACTGCATTTGATACAAACACTGCTGTAATTTCAATGTCTGGTGGTGCTTGGCGTTTATATAAATCTGGCGATGCAAATAATAATGTTGCTATTACTGGGGCAGGTGGTTCTGCTTCTAATGGTGATGTGCATATGTTTGCTTACAAGAATGGATATTTGTATTGGGGTATTAACGGCAGTTGGTATCCGACAGGTGCAAACCCTGCAACAGATACAAGTCCACTAAACGCATCTCAAATTACAGCACAACAATATGCACTATGTGGTGGTTATACAGGAATTACTAAATCAATTAACTTCGGTCAAAGACCATTTAAATACACACCACCTACAGGATACAAAAAACTAAATACATATAACCTACCTGATAGCACGATTAAAGATGGTAGTCAGTATATGAATACTATTACTTATACTGGTGATGGAGTTGATGGTAGAGTAATTAGTGGTTATGAATTTGCTCCTGATTTAGTTTGGAGTAAATCTAGAAGCAACTCTCGGTATCATGAGTTATATGACACTGTTCGTGGAGCAACAAATAGAATAATCTCAAATCTAACAGATGCTGAATCTGTTAATGCTAATGGTTTAAAATCATTTACTTCAGATGGATATACTTTTGGAACTCATCCAAATGTTAATAATAGTGGTGAATCTTATGTCAACTGGTCATGGAGAGCATCAGACTCATCTGCTGTATCTAACACAGACGGAACAATCACATCTACTGTATCTGCTAATACAGACTCTGGATTTAGTGTGGTTAGTTATACTGGTAATTCAACAAATGGTGCAACAATAGGTCATGGTTTAGGTGTTGCACCAAAAATAGTTATCGTAAAAAATAGAGATGGTGGTTGGCAATGGATTGTTGATATTTCAAATATAACTGGCACAACATATGACCATTTACTTTTAAATTCTACCGCTTCTAAAAATAGTTCAAATACATACTTCTCAGCAAAACCAACTTCTACTGTTTTTTCTGTAAATGGTGCTTCATATTCTGATACAGGAACTTCTCCATATAAGTATATTGCCTACTGCTTTGCAGATGTAGAAGGATTCAGTAAGTTTGGTTCTTATACAGGTAATGGTTCTGCTGATGGTCCATTTATATACACAGGGTTTGATGTTAAGTTTTTATTATATAAAAATGTTGATGCTGCTATCTCTTGGGTTATTTATGATAATGTTCGTGACCCAAATGGAAATCCTCAAAGTTATTATTTACTTCCAAATAGCAGTGGTGCGGAAGGAACAACACCAGATGCAGTAGACTTTTTGTCTAATGGATTTAAAATAAGATATCCAAATGCTTCAATTAATGTGACTGGTCAAAATCATATCTATATGGCATTTGCCGAAAACCCATTTAAAAATAGTTTAGCGAGGTAATAAATAATAACATGGCAATAAGTAAAATAGATACCTCAAGTATTACTTTCGATGATAAGATTTTATCAACCGGTACTACTGCGCAACGACCATCTAATCCTTCTAATGGCCAAGTATACTATAATACAACTACTGGCAGATTAGAAGCATATAATACTGTAGGCGGATGGGTTAATGCAGATCAATCAGGTTTACAGTATGCTGCTGATTTTTTAATTTTAGCAGGTGGAGCTTCTGGTGGTTTTAGATATGGGGGTGGTGGAGCTGGAGGATTAAGAACATCTTATGGTTCTACATCCGGCGGAGGCGCAAGCGCTGAATCATCATTTTCAGCGTCTCCAGGAACTATATATACAATTACTGTTGGAGCAGGTGGTTCTAATGGCACAGCAGGTTCATTAACATATGGTGGTAATGGATCTAATTCATCTGTTGCAGGTGCCAATATAACTACAATTACTTCAATTGGAGGAGGGGCTGGCGGTTCAGATTATAATGGTGCAGAACCCGGTCTTGCTGGTGGTTGTGGCGGTGGAGGTTCTGGAGGAGGTTCTGGTGCAGCAACAACTGCTGGTGGAGCAGGAACTTCTGGACAAGGATACGCAGGTGGTACAGGATGGGGCCAATCTGCTGCTAACGCTGGAGGAGGCGGTGGCGGAACAGGGGCAGCAGGCACTGGTGCAACAAGTTCATCATCTCTTGGTCATGGTGGAGCAGGATTATCAGTATCTATTACAGGTTCTGCTATAAACTATGGTGGAGGTGGAGCCGGTTCTACTCAAGGTGGTTCAAACGCAAATGCAGGTGTTGGCGGTGGTGGTGCTGTAAGAGCAAATGGTTCTGCTAACACTGGTGGAGGCGGAGGTTCTGGTCGTGATTCAACTCCCGGTTCTGGTGGTTCAGGTGTTGTAATATTAAGAATATTAACATCAATGTATACAGGAACAACAACAGGTTCACCTACTGTTACAACAGATGGAGACTATACAATTTTAAAATATACTTCAAGCGGAAGTTATACAGCATAGGTTAAAATATGGCATATATAGGAAACCCATTACAATCAGCAACATTTCTCACTGATTTATTTAGTGGAGATAATACAACTACAGGTTTTACATTATCTGTTGCTCCTGCTAATAGCGCGAGTTTAATTATTGCTGTTGACGGTGTATTACAAGAGCCATCAACTTATGGTGTTGTTGGTACAACATTAACATTCTCTGAAGCACCACCAACAGGTACAGATAATATTTCTATACGATACCTTGGTATACCTGCAAACGTTGTTGATAGCACAGCATATCGAACAGTTACAGAATTTACAGCACTTGCAAGCCAAACATCTTTCACAGTACCATCATATACTGTTAATTATGTTAATGTCTATCGAAATGGTGTTAAACTTGGCGCAGCAGACTTTACAGCAACAACAGGTACAACAGTTGTATTATCAGATGCTGCAGATGCCGGAGATTTAGTTGCGGTTGAATCATTTAGAATTGCTGGTGTTAACTCTACACCATCATCTGAAGCACAATGGATTGATAACCAAGCAACACATGTAATACAATATAACGCACAGACAATTACTGCGGATGTGACAATTTCTTCAAACAGAAATGCATTTAGTGCAGGACCGAT